GGGGGTTGCCGAGCCAGGAAAAGGCGCAGGGCTTAAGACCCTGTCCCGAAGGGGTCCGCGGGTTCAAATCCCGCCCCCCGCACTGTTTTGATGTTTTGCACCAGTACAATGAATTTATGCAGAAATTAAAGTTGAGTCATGTATCTGATCAAGAATTACGTCGTTATGAGTCTGTTTTTGACTCGATTTTTTGAAGGGACTTCATACCAATTAAAAGATAGTGACATAATTATTTATATAAATCAATTAAAAGAAGAATTCGCCCTTAAGACCGTTAGAAACCACCTGATCTGTATTCGGAGATTTCTGAGCTTCATAGACCACCCGATTGCCGAGCATATACGGCTACCAAAGATACCAAAACGCAGGAAAACTATCGTCAAGGTAAATCATATCAGGGAGTTATTAGAAAATGTTGAGGGATTGAGAGATAAGTTTAAGCTGCGACTCAAAGCGGCGATTCTATTATCTGCAACCTCAGGGCTGAGGGCCGAGGAGCTTTACAAACTCAAATTAAACGATATAGACTTGGAGAACCGGACAGTGTATGTTAAAGCAGAGATAGCCAAAGATTTCGAGGATAGAGTTACTTTCTTCAGTTTGGAAGCTCAACGAGCTTTGCAGGAGTATATAAATATAGTTAACACGTCCCATATATTCCCAAAGAAATCTGTGAACTACCATTTGCAAAAACTGAACTCTCCACTAAGATTAAAGCACATGCGTAAGTTCTTCAGTCAGCAATCTGACAGGCTTGGAATGCCTACAGCTGCTAAGAAGATATGGGCCACAGCTTGCGAGGGGATGTGGATTTATCATACTATGATTTTCAGGACGAAGAGGAGCTAAAAAAGATATACGACAAGTACTGGAAAGATTTCAGGATTCTTGACTAACCCTTCTGATATCCTTCATCTTCCGCATTCGTATATAGACTATAGTTATTTTTTCTTTTGCGTTCTATTATTTTATCTATTTCGATGTATTCTCCATTCACGAACACATACCCTCTCATTTAATCACCTCAATTTCAATAACTTCCTTATCACATGGATCGAATTCTAGTATTCGGTAGGATATGTACGAATTTGGTAGTACAATAATATTGGTTTTTCCGTTTATGTGTTTCACAGTAAGCTCCCCAAATGGCTCGTCTTCATTAAGAGAGAGAATGTTATCTGAGTTTTTGTAGTCATAAGCCTCAAAAGCGTGTATGCATACGCTGTGTCCATTGCCGTCTAGATGATCTATATGTATTTTTATGAATCTGGTCTTTACTATTCCAAACCATTGAAACATGCCGTTTCCCGTTTGGGAGGCAATGGTATGCCAGTTATTCGCATCTCCGCCGCCAACGTCGCTGATTAATACGGTTATTGTACGGCGACCTCCGTTGCTGCTATATGCATTCAGCTTTATGAATACGGCCACCTCTCGTACCTCACCTAAATCTACGGCAGCCAGATCGCCATCACCCCACGATGTAGATGATTGTGAACATGTCGTGTCATCGTAGTCCAGCATGTTATCTATATCTGAAAAAGATTGATCAACCGTTAGATTATTGGTATTTATCAGTTGTATATCTGGGTATACCTCGTATATCTTTCCATTACCAGCGGCAAGTATCTTGTGCGTTACACCTAGTGGTACAACCAGCAACCTCTCTGCCCACACCGGCTTTGAAGTTGTAGTTTTAGACAGAATTTCGGTCGGTGTAAGCTTGCAAATTTGCATCTTGCCCATTATATCACCTCGCTAAGGAGATAAGCAATAATGTCATCGAAATCGTTATTTATCCACTTAAACTTATTACTTTTACTATCGTAGCTTAGTACTTGTCCGTCTGATGGATTATTTACAGCATCCAGTTTTACATAGGGTATTTTTGGAAGTGTATTCAAACTTAGAATGCCACTTGCTATATCTGAGGCTTCGTGTTTGTGCTTGGATGGAGGGAATGTGCTTGGTTTATTTGAGATGTTATCCCAGTGTACCGAAGCCTGTCCACTTGTTTGTAGCTGGGATTTAGTGTAATACCTGCTGTCGTGATTGTGGGGAGATGGCGGAAATGTTGAAGGTTTATCTGGAATTTTAGCCCAAAACGGGCTGTCGAATAAATCGCTTATCTTGCTTCTTGGCAACGATGGGATCCTATCAACGCTCAAAACACCGCTCGCTATCTCTGAAGCGTCGTGCTTATGTGCAGATGGAGGGAACTTTGAAGGTTTGTCGGGTATGTTGCTCCAAAATGGACTAGCAAACAAATTAGTTATTTCATTTCTCGAATGCGTGTGCGAGTCTGGAGGGAACGTGCTTGGTTTGTTTAGAATTGCATTCCAGTCTACTGTAAGTTCTCTCCAGCCCGAACCGGTTCCAACGTATATTTTCCCAGTATCTGTTGCGATGAATAGTTCTGTGACAGCCCCTGAAGCTGGCTTGCTCTTTTCTACATCTTGATAAATTTTCGTAAGCCCAAGATTTCTTAAGAATGCGATAAGAGCTGCAACATCATCAACAACTGCTTTGTTAAACCAGTTGTCGTATTCAGCTATTGGCTGTTCTCCCGCCTTATAGCGGGCCTCTCCAGCGGGAGGTTCTACTCCAACATCATCCCAGCGTGATTTCTGAGAGGGTACGCTGTTGCCCATACTTCGCCCGAAATCTATAGACTTTAAAAAAGAAAGTTAGAGTATGCCTGCATAAGTTCCTGCATCTGGATTTGAATCGTTGGTGTCGTTATAGCCCTTAGTCGGATCTGAAGTTTCGTTAACTGAGCGGTATGTAAAAGTTCCTTGTTGGAAAGCTGAAAGTCTAACTCCTGCTGGCTTTATCGCCTTAAGCAGCACTTTTAGTTCTTCAAGTGTCAGTCCAGCATTGATCAGATCCTGGAGCCAAACCCAAACTTCAAAATGAGCCGGTTCTAATTCGTAGCGATCTCTGATTTTAATTCTGTCTGTTGTTGTTTGTAATGCAGCTGCAATAATTTCTTTCAAATCGTTAATTGTTGCTGTATCTGAAATTTTTGAAAATGTGAGCTTTATTCTTGCTCTGAAGTGCTCGTCAGTCTCATTTTGAAATCTATTAACGTTAAAAAGAGATGCGATGTAATCTAGACTCTTCCCATGAGCGAATTCAGCAGAATGCATGATCCTGACGTTCTCGAGTAACCTCTCAAGCTCGTCAAATCCTTCAGCGGAGACCTTCATTAGCTTGTAGTTGTTTGAATCGCCATCTTTTCTAAATGCGGTTGAGAGAAGCTTAACCAGTCCAGACATTCAACCACCTCATTGAATCGTTACAGTTATTTTCGTGTCGTCGGTTACAGCGATCTCATTGTCTGCTATTTCAATATTTGATGTTCCGTCGGGTGAGCTTGTTTTTCCAATCTTGAGCGTTACATCCTCAACGCCTTCAGTTTCAGCGATCTTAGCTAGGAGTTTACTGTAAACAACGTTGTCTCCTAGCCCCAAACTATCAAAGTAAGCCTTAACTGCGTATTTTATCTGTTTCTCAGTAACGTTTGACGAGGTTACAACCGTTACGTCCACGTAGACTGGTACCTCTGTCGGTCTTTCGAAGTAAACTGTATGAGGCTCGCCATCGATATCATACGCAACAGCTGAAACTGAACCGTAAGGCCTTATACCAGCAGGTTTTGCGTCAAAAATAGCCTGAGCGATAGCTTGATCGTCGCCACCCCATACGAAAACACGAAAACTCTTGGGCGGTAGCCCTCCCTTAGTCGTGTAGTCGTTCATCGTATCGTTCTCTTCTATCTTAACGGCTCTAACCCCCTCGACACTTTTAACCCTTGCAGCTATTGCATCCAGCGTTGCTTTTCCTAAGCTCTGAATTGTCGTCTTTATTCTATAGCGGAACTCCTCATCCGATTCGATGTCTCTGCCACCTGAGGTTGGTTCAGGATTGTTTACGGATTCAATCCCGCTAATTGGGTTTACTATCCTAGTTATGGTGTTAGCTGATACATTGCCACAGGAACCTGGTACCACTGCTTCAATTGGGGCTTCTATTTGCGTTTGTCCGGCCTTCAGGACAACAGCTTCAGTAGTCTGAAAGACAACAGATCTATCTGGCGTTGTAACTCTTATTCCTGCAGGAATTATGATATCGTTTGGGGCAGGTGTTGTACGGGAGAACACTACAGTTCCCGTTGCTCTCCTCGCTGGAACCCTCTTATAGCCAACGAGTGCTGCGATGTAATCAAGTGATTGTCCTGTTGCGAAGTCTATGTAGCCCGAATAGTATACACCTTCTGCTAACTGCCAGAGTTCATCCTCTCTCTTCGCTATAATTTCTAAAAAGCGTAAGAATCTTGAATTCTCGCTTAAATCTATGTCTTCACCGAAATACTGCTGAGCTAAAAGCTTTAACTCCCCCAGAATGACGCTGTATGGTTTTATGATAAAACCCTTGGCTGTGACACCATAATCTGTCACACAACCACCTCAACGTTGATTTTACCTTCCTCGAGCGTAAGAAACAGCTTGATCCTGGCTTTTCTATTAGCATCGGGCTCGAAAATCTCAATCTTGTCGATCGATTTGATTTTGTCGTATTTACTTAGAGCTTTGCGGATTTCGTGTTCAATTAGTATCCTGTTGAATCCAGAGCGCTTGATTTTCACCCAGTCAACACCAAAGTTAGGATGAAAAGCAT